AACCAATCTTCCAAGGTGATCTATTACTGGAAATATGATACGATTACGTACCATATCAAATCTTACTCCAAATTGTTTTAAAATATTATAATCTATACCTTCTTCTATTCAAGGCATCAAATATTTGGGTTGTTGTGTAAAACATTCCAAAACGTGTTTATTATATACGGTTAATTGTTTATACCAATTATCTGTTATTACCTTTTTATATTGTTGAGGAGGTTCTATAACAGCAAAACCGTATTTAGTTCTATCTTCTACTATATTTGCTAAAATAGTATAAGCCTGAGTAAATTCACATTTACTTCCTTTCGCTTTATAAGAATTCATTATGAAGTCATATATACTCATTGCTTTACAGTTAGTATAGCAATAGAATCGTTTGCTTGATTCATAATAATATAATTTATGGGATGGATTTGCTATTAATTCATTATGACAAATTGTTGGAAAAATTAAGCAATCATTTCCATATCTAACCATAGTTTCTGGAATACCCAATCTTTCCATCAATCGCAATACGTCAGAAGTATTAAGTTTATTTAACAATAAATCTTTACGATCCATTTTCTACCTTCTTTTCATTAACTACAAAACCTCCGACTTGTCCTGTTTGTTGAATAAGTATTTTGGTATTATTAAAATCTATTGTATTGTTCTGTCTATCGGTTACAAAACAATCAACTGTTCTACAAGTTCCTAAGTCTATATTTCTTCATATTCTAATTCCAGTTCATTTACCACGACGATTTTTGTATATATCTGTTATAAAATTTGGTTCTAATGTTTGAAGTTTTACAGCATAAGTTCGTCCTAATTCTTTTTCAGCTTCTGATACTGGAAGAGTTATTGCTCCTATATCAGCTTTATCGGCTATGGCTTTTGAACCTCTAATTAAATTTTGGTTTTTAACTTCTTTTTCTTCATAATCTCCATTTAACTGAGTTGCTGTTGATATATGAATATTTAATTCATTCGCTAAATTCTTTAATGTATCTGACACTAACATTAAGATAACATCATCACGAGTGTTTTTATCTCTACCTTCAGTTAAACCAGAAGTTATATGTATATAATCATAAAATACATATTGAATATCATCTTGAAGCACATGTTTTTTTATTGTCGTTATTATTGTAGGAATAGATGGATTTGGTAAGAACTCTATTACAATATTATTATATTGCTTGATATATTGTAATGTAAGTTCTATTCGTTCTCTTTCTTCATCATCATATTTATTACTTAATATTATATCTTCATTTATTCCTGATACATATGCCATTATCAATGTTTGTATTTCAGCATGTTCCAATTCTGTTGTAATATATAATACCTTTTGTTGTAAACCTGTATTTATTCACTCTTCTTTTTCAACATCATAATACATTGGAATTGATAAGTGTGCTGCATTACCAGCCATACGTCGTGATTTACCAGTACCACTTGCTCCAGAGTCAATATATAATTTTTTTAAACGGGCACCTCGAGTTACTGTATTATAAGCATCTCCTTCTAGAGGAAGCCCAACTTCTTGTATTGTTTGTAATTCTTTATATAATTCTTCTATATTATCTCCAACATTAATACAGCTCTTATCTAATAAGTTTTGATATTTAGTTTGAAGTTGATTTATTTTTCCTTCATAATGTTTAAATATATCATCAAGTTCTAATGCGTTAAATCTAGCCATTTGTTTTTCAAATAAATCAGGAGCTAAAGTTTTATCATATATATCACTTACATCAATTCCTATTTTGACCATATCTCTTAAAAGACTTTGCTTTTTTATCATTTTATAGTTATAGTCAAAATTATCTAAACTAGGATTTGCTCCTATTTGATATAATACATCCATTCCTCCTGCTTTTATAAATCCTTCATACATTCCAGTTTGTTCTTTAAAATAACCAGTGATATCTGATATATCTATATTATTATTACCTAATACATATAGATTATATAAAGCAGTATAAATTGCTTGATATTTCTTTTCTACAAAATCTTCAAGACGTAATGGATATTCTGTTGATATAATTAAATCATTATTACAATACAATCCTTCTAAGACTTTTTCTATAGCATGAGAATTATACATATAATCCTCCTTTCTAATCCCAAGAAAAATTTATCAATTCTTTTTTACGCTCTTGTGGGGCTATTGTTATTATATCTTCTTGTTGTTTTATTGTTAATTTTTCCTGTTTCTCTACTTTGGCTGTTTTTGTATAAATATTGTCTGTATTTTTATAATATGCTTTTGCTTTATTATAAATATAAGGAACAATTCCTACACCGGCACTTTTATGTATATCATTCTTTTTAATAACAAAAAAGTATATTAAAGTGTGATATATTCCTTCATATGTCATGCCCTCATCTTTATATCTTTTTAATTGAGAACCAATTGTAGCTCAATTTGGTTCATAAGGGGCATATAAATCTTTTACCAAATCGGTTATTTTGCGTAAATCAAGCGTTTCTTTTTGTGCTTTTTCATAACAAGCTTTATGAGCATAACGAGTGGATATTTTTATCCACTCTTCTTGCTCTTTATAAAATGGTATTTTACAATATTTACAAATAACTTTTTTAGTAGCAGCCATTTTATAATTCTTTAAGTTCTGCTAAAGCGGCTTCTACTAAATCTGCTTGTGCTGGTGTTGCTTCAGTAATTTTCTTTCCAGCCCCTAAATATTGTTCAATAATAGCAGTCATTTGATCTGCTAATCCTTCTTCTCCAGAAACTACCCTTTCTTTAAGTGCATTTAATACTGACGTTACTTCTTTATATAAAGCAGAGAAACTTCTTTTAGCAGGTTTTTTACTTTCTTCTTCTTTAGCTTCTTCTAATATTGTTTTATTTTCAGTTGAAATATCAATACCTGAAGATACCATTGCTTCATCAGCACTTTGAATTGCTTTAACTAATTCGTCATAATTAAAGGCAATTTTTTGTGGTAACCCTTCTCCATAACGAGATCCTGCTTCAATCTCTATATTTCCATAAGTTCCACCACGTAAATATCCAACAGGATGATTGTTTCCATTAGCATCATGTTCTTGGCATACAAACATAAACACGTCTACTAAACCAGAAATAATTTCTTTTGGTCTTTTATCTAATGCTGGGGTAATACCACTATGAGATACACCTAGACTATCAACATAATCTTTCTTTTCTGCGTGAGAAATAAATACAAGGGTATATCCCATTTGTCCCAATCCATTAATAACATCTTGGAACTCATCTCTAACTTGACGATATCCTTTACCGAATGCTAAATCTGTTAAATCTTCTATATCTCTTTGAGTTTTAACAAATTTTTCACAAAGCCCCCACATAAGTCCTACTGTGTCTATAATAATTGTATCATACATAGCACGGACTTCTTCTTTCTTTAATTGTTTTACATAATCTTTTACTTCTAACCAATTTGTAACTGGGACTGCTTTAATACCGTCTATTAAGTTATACCCGGGTTCAAATGCTAATAATAAAGGTTTTTCAAATTGACAGGCAGTGGTTGTTTTACCGGTTTTACTAGCTCCATAGATAAAAAACATTTTACCTTGGACTCCAGATTTAATTTTATGTTCTTGAACTGTTAATAAATCTATCTTTGCCATATTTTACCTCCTAGAATAATAAATCTAATCCACTATTTTTATTATTCGCTGTTGTTACTTGAGCTCTTGCATTATGTTTTTCAACAATATCTTCTTGTTGAGCTGCTAATAATTGTTGTAATTCTTTTAATTGATATCCACTTTCATCTGGATCTACTGGAGGTGTTCCTGCTGTAATTCTTAATAAGCGAACAGTATTAACATAAGTTTGAACTGCTGCTTCTCCAAAGCCATATTCTTTTTCTACGGTTCTTTGATGTTGTTCGTATACTACTTGTCCACATACAGTTACAGTATCTCCTACATTATAATTATCGTTAATATATTTAATAGCTGCTGGATCGTCAAATCTAAATGTTAATTCATTTATTCTGTTTCCATAAGCTACATTTAATAGTTTTAAATCATAAGTATCGGTATTATTACCTTCTCTATCAACAACTTCTTTTATAGAAGAAACTACTCCTTGTACTTCAAAACTATTAATTGGTGCCGCATCTTCTGCTACAGTTCTAATTAAAGAACCACCTATTCTTCAATTACTAACAACCCTGTTATCTCTATCACTGAAGAATGAATTATCTTCAAAACGAGCAGATGTTACACTAATATGAGCTGCTCCGCTCATTCCAGCAGTTCTTGCTGATGGTAAATCAACTACTTTACTTAATCTTTCAAACATTGGATTTTTTTCTCCATTTTGTTTAAATTCATAAGTAAATGCTGAGACAGGTACAATATATTCTTTATCAACCATAATTTCTAATTGACCAGAGATATATCTTTTTCCATTTTTATCTACTTTCATTTCTACAGAATTATTTACTAATGTTCCTTGTAAATTAACCCTATTCATCATTTCTTTTAAATTCTCTTTAGCCATTTTTCCTCCTTAAATGATACAGTATATATTATATCATTTTTACTTCTTTTTGTCAATCTCTTTTTTTAGTTCTGCTAAATTTTTTTCTTCGCCATTTTCTTCTGTTCGAACTTTGGTTGCTTGAGCAAACACATCTAAATCCATATATCCTAATCTTCCTTGTTGATAAAACAATCCGAAGTTTTTCACCTTTAGATGAGGATAAGAATCTATCAATGCGCCTACTTTAGAAACCAGCTCTTTCACTTCTGGCATATGGTCATCTGTCATAATTCCTCCTTGAATATATACATTATAATATATTTTTTACCTGCTGTCCAGTCTTATTTTAAAAAATTTTAAAAAATAAAAACCAAAAATTATTAAATTTTAACAAATTTTATTAGCGTATTTCGTTAAAAATTTTAAATTAATATAATTATATTAAAAAAGTATTTTATCGTTTTACGCTACCTAATTTTGTTAAAAAGATTTTTAAACAAAAAAAGGGAGAGCATCAACTGACACTCTCCTAATACTATAAAAAGAATGGAGCGACGGCTTTTTAAAAAGCCATCATACGATCCTCCTTTATTTCTACTATCTTATATTCCTTTTGAAGTCAGTATATACAATAGGTTGTCAAAAAAATAATGCCGCTCCAAAAGTATATAGTATATCTGTATAGTGGAGAGAAGATTATCTCTTCTCTCTACCAAGATTTAATTAAAGATTTCCTTTAATCATTCTTGCTACAGTTATATTTTCTCCTGCTCTAGGAACATAAGTAGATTCTCTTGTTACTCCACCAACTGTGATTTGATATCCGTTGATGCTTTCTCCTCCAAAAGCTTGAGCAAATAATTCTGCTACAGTTTCAGTTCCATGACTGATTACTGGGTTAGCTCCTCCTGGTACTTTTGTGATTACTAATGAATAAATGTTTTCCATATGAAAATTTCTCCTTTCTTTCTGCGATAATCGCTTTTTCATATTTTTAATGATTTTATTAAATCATTTACAATATAATTATATCAAATTATATTTCCTTTTGAAAAGTATTTTTGAAAGTTTTCACAATTAAAATATATCTTCTTCAACTGTGACAGGAACTTCATCTAATACTTGTTCTTCAAAACTTTCTTCATATTTGTTGTAATGATTATCAAATATTGTTTTGAAATAATAAGTTCCATCGTGCTCCATAACTAAGTCAATAAATTGAACTATCATTAATGAAGCAGTTTGTAATACGATTGGTAAAACTGTTATTGAAGTACCACAAGCAGACATTTCTGCATTGTCATCTTCATAAAAGTCCATTTCGTATTTACTAAAATCTTTTACGCTCATATCAAGAGAATATACTCTTGCTTGATCTGAACCTAATCGACTTTCCCAACAATGAATAATATCTTTATTCTTTTTGACAGCCTCCCAAAGTTCTTTACGTACTTTCATACTATCAACTAATAAGAATACATATCCTTTCATTGTATCTATTCCTGGGTGTTCGTCATCTTTTGCTGGTAAAACTGCTTGTGTAAATACATTTACAACGATGTTTGGATTAATAAGTTTTAATTTATCAGCTAATGCTTCTGCTTTTAACTTACCAAGATCTTCTGTATTATAATATTGATTTGGTATATTATGTATTTCTACATCATCAAAATCATATAAATTTAATACAGGGCATCCCATTCTCGCAAGTTCCATCGCAACAAAAGATCCAGTTGCTCCTACTCCTATAATATGAATAGGACTTTTAACATTATCTGGAGAGAACACGCTTATATGACGAGATAAGTCCAAATTACTTCACTCCCTTCTTTTATAAATAATTTATAAATCAATTATTTATATAAATATTATAATATATTTTTTATCCATTTGAAAACTATTTTTCAATGAATAATGTAAAAATTTATTTCTTAATCATTTTTACAAATATATTATATAATATTTTTATTCCTTTTGTAAAGTTTTTTAGTTTAAAAGATCTTGCCAGTAGTTTGGGTCGTTTAATACCTCGTCAAAAGAAGTAACGTATTTTACATCTATATCTTCTAGCATAGGTTTTTCTGCTACAGAAGTTTTAGATGCACCAGAAGTAGCACGACTCTTATAACCATCATATGCTCTTCCTGAATAACTTGAAGTATATTCTTTCTTTTTAACTTTTAACTTAATCTCTTCTTCAATAGATTTACGAAGATCTTCAGCTCCTGGATTATAAGTTTTTAAGTCTGCTTGATCCATATGAACTTTAATTCCATTTTCATAATCATAAATATCTATATGATATTCACGTTTCTTATTTGTAATTAAACGAATAAACCAAGGATTACCATCCTTAAAATAATCCATTTGACTATCATCTTGACCAGATGGACTTGGACTCATATTAACATGAGAATGTCCCCATAATTTAATTTGACTTTGTCTATCTGGAGGTGTTGAGTTCCAAAATTCTAATAATCCCTCGGCTGTAATTTCTGTTGTTGTAGAATGTACTTCTTGTTTTAATAAAGCACAATCGGTTATTAAGAATCCTTGCTTATCAAATTTTTCTACATAAGCCAACCATCCTATTTCTCCTTCGCTTAAATCACAATATATTTCCATTTTATTTCTTGCTTCTGGAAGAATATATAATTCATATCTATTATCTAAAAAGCTTACTGTTTTTGCCATTTTAATTAGCTCCTTTCTCTATTTCTTCTAACCATTCTGGTCTATGTTGTTTACAATATTCTAAAAACATATCTTGTTTCATTGAATGACAACCAGGTCTATCACTTGTATAGTGAGTATCAATATTTTTAAACGAAACATTATGATTTTGTTTCCATATTAAGAAATCGTCCCAAGACATATTTTCTACTTTTTGTTTTTCTTCTCTGCTAATACCTAAATCTAATAGCTCATCTCTCAATATATCTAATGCTGCACAATAAACCAATTCATGTTTATCATTGTATATTGGATACCACCATACTTTTTTACCGGCATAATCTCTCATATTAGCAGTTGTAATATATTGTTTTAAACAATTAAAATAATATTCCAATCCATGTTCTTTAGTGTGAGCTATAACATCATTAAATTCTCCTCCACAAAGATGTCCTTGACCAAAATGAAGATAACCAATACTAGACCAATTATTTCTTCTCATCATATCATCCCAAGTATGATCTCTTGTTTCTATAAATTCTGGAGTAAAATTTGGATGGATACATATAGTAGTTCCAACCATTCCAAAATGACATCCTTGATATAAGTATTTTGCTGCTTGTGCTAAATATTTATTGTTTTTAAAACTGTCTAAAGTAAATACTTTGCCTAAAGGCTCTGAAGGATAGATAGGAAGTGGTTTAATATCTAGTATCAAATCATCTCCACGAAGTTCAGCATTATCTATTAAATTCAAATATTCCAAATCTTTTAAGGTTACTTTCTTTTCACATATTTTTTCTTCTTTAGATAATTTCTTGATACTTTCATTTATAATTTTTAATTCTCCAGGTATTGCTTTATAACGATTAGAGTATTTTTTATATTCGTCAAGTTTTGGTAAATAATGAAGAATGTTTCTTTTGTCTAGAGTTAATACATCATATAAATTCTGTGCTATTTTATATTCTCTTGATAATTTTTGACGAGTTATTCTAA